CTCGAGAACCTTATCCCCGAAGGTTGGTTCGCCACTCCAAAAATCTGCCCATGAAGATCCTGCATCTGTAAGTGCGTCTTTTACGAGATTCCATGCCACGATCAATTCATCAAGAATATCTTGCCATGCGTCACCGATGGAGTTGTGGATCTCTACAAAAGCTTTATCCCATTCGTCGATCAGCCCTACGAGAAATATATCCTTGAAGTATGTGAGTATGTTATCGTTCCAGATTTCCTTAAGATATTCGTATATAGCATCCCAAATCTCTACTGCCAGTTCTTTTACCCAGTTTAAAGCTACTTCTATAGCAACATTTATGTCATTCCAAATAGTCTCAAGGGAATGCATAATGTCTAGCCAGATCTCGGTCGTCTTTTCTTGGACAAAATTCCACACGGGAACCCAAACGTCATTTACTAGTACATCACCAAACTTTGTACCTTGCTTAGCTATCCAATCCCAGTAGCCAATCAGTTTCTTCTTAATTCCTTCCCAAACTGCATCTATTTCGGACATGGCCCCAAACCAATCCGTCTTAAAAGCACGCCCTACTGCATATACAGCCTCTACTACACCGTCCCAAAGCTTATCTGCAAACGCAGCAGACCAAAACCAGGCAATTTTAAGTGCTGCTACAACTTCATCCCACCAATAAACAAGAGATACTACGGCAGCAACAACAGCAAGAACAAGAAGAACNGTTGCCCATATTGGGAGGCCAAGGAAAGCAGCTAAACCTGCAGCAGCCGCACCNAGAATCGNANCAAAGCGAANTAACAAACCAANTACAATACGTATTGCCGATCCAAATATCATTAAGAAAATATTTGAGGCAATCCTGACGAATCCGCCAAGAATCTTTGGAAGATTTTTAAAAATCCCCCAAAGACTCGTAAAAGCTTTAATGGTCCACTTGACCATTTTAGTAATCTTTTTCGTGAAAGTCCCCATGTAGATCCAGGCATTTTTTAACTTCTTCGCGGCGCCCTTCCAGGGCTTCAAGGCAGCATAGAACAATAACAGTGCGCCGCTGCCGAACATCACTGCACCACCAAATAAAAGAATCGCAGATGTAAGAGCAGCAAAAGCGACTATTATAGTTTTTATAAACCCAGGCAGTCTATCCCACAGGTCCAGCAAATTCTCGGTTCGAGCAATAAGCCATTCAAAAGTAGGAATTAAACGTTCGCCGATTTCTTGTTTGAGAAGATCGAGATGGATTCGCAATTCTTGGGAGCGCATAATTGGCTCGTTATACATAATGTCATAGGCGTATTCCATTGCGTCAGCATTGTCAATGAAATCGCCTACCATTTCATTATATTCGTGCTGGTTCTTAAGCGTAATATCAAAGAACCTACGAGCTTGAATGCGTCCTGAACCGAAAATCTTTTTGAACATATCGCGGAAGTCAGGACCGACAAGATCCTTAAATGGACCCTCAGCCAAATCAGTTACGATTTCATTTATTTGGCGGAAACTGCCGTCAGCTTCTCTAACTACAATACCCATCTTTTCTAGATTTTCGACAGCTCTAGGTTGTGCCATCAACTCCATAGCTCGTGCAGCAGACGTTGCTGCACGAGAAGCCGACAATCCACGACGAGTCAGGAACGCTATTGAACCACCAAGTGTTTCAATAGTCTGGTCAGCTGCTCTAAAGGACGGTAATGCTAAACCAATAGTACGAGCAAAATCATCGTATGTACCAGCACCTTTACGTACCAACTGGAATTGCCAATCGAGTACGGCTCCCAAATCAGCAGTTTGCAATTCGTAGGCGTTCATAACTGATATAGCAGAACGCGCAGAAGTTCTTACTGAGGTATTACCAGCCAATGCGGCCTTCGCAAAGCCTGTAAGAACTTCCTCTGAATCGGCCATTGAAATATCAATAGTCGAAAAGATGTCATACAGACCTTCGGACATTTGTTCCAAAGGCAAAGGAACTTCTCTAGCAACATTTTTAGCGATGCCTCGAAGTTGTTCTAGAGACGTCCCAACTTCATCTACCTGAGTAAAGGCATAAGCAGTCTGTTGACCAAATTTCATAGCCTCATTCGTGAAAGAAGATAAAACGCCTGCACCAGTAGCACCGGCAGCAATCATACCCGTGCCCATTGACATTAAGCCACGGCCAACGCCCATCATTCTCTGACGGAGGGCCTCGGCTGAATCTGACATAGTGCCAAGGGCACGAGAGATATTTTGCGCCCCACGAGAAGCTTCATCGCGGACGCGAATCGTCATATAAAAGGCACGGTAACCCGATAATGCAGATGCCATGTTACCCTTAATCTACCTCATGGACGATTTTGACTGACTTTTCTTTTGCTCCAATTCTTGTCTTTCATTTTGTGCTTTCGCTAAAACTGAAAGTAACTCCACTACAGCGGGATTTTGGTCTAGTAAGCCTCCAGCTATTGGCAACACTCCTATATCTTTAGACATAATTACTATGTTCAAGATTGCAGTGCTATCAAGCGAAACAGGCCTATCTAAAATTATTGCTGCACGGAGCTCTCCGCTAAAAAATCAACCTCCTCCTGGAAATCGTTCATTTCGGATATGTAATGCGCAATTTCACTTCCGACTCGAGGATCAAGTTTATCGACCGTCTTAGAATCTTTGAACGACAATTCTTTGCCGTCAGCGTCTTCCAAGTTATGTTCGATAATACAGGTAGCAAATTCAAATTCTGTCACCTTACGCTGAAAGAATTCAAATTCGCCACCTGACATTCCACCTCGGCCCTGACCTTCAAACGTCATTTTAGCAGCCATTTGCTGCTTCTTAATCTGTTCTCCGTAAGACAGCTGTCGTAGTAATACAAAACCTCCTTCACAGGTCTTGAGTTCATATTTCTGCTGACTGATATCAGGATTAACTGTTGCAATTGGCATAATAGCCTCCTTGGTTGGTTAGGAGAATATGGATTAGGTAATGTTTTCGGCTGTTTTAACTGTTGCTCGATACGCCCCTGTGACAGAAGAATCATAACTGCCAGTGTAGTTAATGCTGGCTGTTATAATATCACTTTGACCGCCAAGACTAACGTCGTAACTTTCCATTGATGCTACAGGCATTTCCAGCTTGAGATAACGAGTAGTCGTCGTGTGTGAACAGATGAGCGTCAAACTCGTTGCTGTAGCAGCCTCAAAGGCATCCAAATCAGTTCGTGAATCAAAATCTCGATCCATCGAACATGACACGGTACGCTCACCCATCGTAATACTTGCAGGGTTCGTAGAACCATCAAGACGATGATTTATTGAGCTACCTTCTGCGACAGACCAATTAAAGTTGTCCATATCTACAACTGCGGATGAATCCGGAATCTCGACGCTAAACGTACCAGTATAAAATGGTGTTTCGTTCGAGAACGACGATGATTCATCGGACTGCGTTGCCTCAGCCAAAGCTGAAACTGATGCTGTACAAATCAAAATACCGTCCGTAATTGTAAACGCCATTCCCGTTATCGATACACCTGAGTAACCAAATCGAACTCCATTCCGTTCGACATAGATAGACAGGCTACTAGAACTCAATGCTCCGTGTGTAGGAGTATAAANGTACTGGTATGGATCGCCTGAACCCGTCTTGGCCTCTGATGTACGCATTGCCCTAAAGAAATAAGGCAGCACATCCGGATAGGCTTCAAACTCAATATCCCCTTCGTATGTCAAATTGCCTACTTGGGGCGTTAAAGGATCCGCTATACCGCGAATAACCCTTCGATAATTCATTTCTTGCGTTGCGGTGATCGATTCAGATCGTATCGGAACCCACTTAGTTGCAGCAACATATGTGCCCCTAGTAGTTTCGAGAGCCAAACCGAGTTCACCGGTAGCGCCAATTCCGATAGCCATTATTCAGTGACCTCCGTTGACTCCGATGAATCTTTCTTATTGCCAGCCTTAGCTGATTTTGATTTTGTGCTTAGGGGTTTGCCATAAACCCCCGTGTTTGAGAAAGTATAACCTCGAGCCTTCGCAGCCTCAACTACCTCCTCTAATACTTCGTGTTCTTCTCCATTTGTGAAATCTCCTAGGCCGGGAATTTCTACCACCGCCCCTGGAGACAAATTAGGATAGTTTACTGTCAGTTTCATATCGCCTCCTAAGCCGACGGTAATTGTACTTGACTAATCGCGTAAAAAGTTATTCTAGCCGCAGCAAGCAGATTGTTACCTCTAAGGGCAGTACCAACTTCCATTGACGTACAATAACTAAATATGACAATATCTCCACATGTTTGATATGTATCTAGTTTATCTCGAGTAGCTTCTGCTTTCAATAGGGCATTTTTTAAGTTAGTTTGTCTGTTTTCCATTTGTGCAACATAAACTGTAATAATAAATTCCATTTGTGCCTGGACAAATCGTCGAGCTTCAATTAACTCCCTAGCTAATATTCCCGGTTCAACGCTAGCACAAGGCACCGACGGTATGATATCCTGATCACCAAAAAATACGTTCGTAAAACCCAAAGAAGCTTCACCGTCAAGCTGATCAACCAAATATTGGGTAACAGTCGAAACATTATCTGTTAAAGCCATTAGAGGCGAGCCTTTGGAATATTCCTCTCAAGCTTTTTAGAAAGCCACTTACGAAATACTTCTTCTATATCAGTCATATCTTGTTCCTGTACAACAGCAAACGGGCGAGGTGGAATGGGTTGGGTACCAGCAAACTCACCACCACCCATAAACCCAACAAAGCCTCCCTGGTGGATTCTCGCATACCAAGCCTTCTGAGGAAACTTACCGTACACTGCTTCCCCTTTAACGGGATCTACACTCCAACGAGCCTTTGCTAAAGCGGCATTACGCAACTTTCTAGTGCGCATCAAAATAGGAGCCTCTTGTGGCCATCCTTGTTTAGCGCGCATTATCATTGTACGTACCCTAAGGGGTTTCCAAGGTGTAGGTCGACCACCTTGATCGAAATTTTTTGCGAGCGAAGGAATCATAACGTCATTTATTGCATCCCACAGGGGGCGGCCAATNNACCTTGATGACGTCGCTTCTTTTAATCCCTTTTGAATTAAGAAAATTGAGGGCGAAAAATCTACTTCAGCGGTCATATTCATTTTCATGCCAGCCGTTGAGCCAGCACCAAAAGCTCCAAAACCCTCGAATTCGCGGGCGCCTTTGAAACTATATGCTTTGGGGAACTTAAAAACCTTTCCAACGGTGGCTGATGCCATAAATTGCCCGAGTTTCACCCAATACGAAGATATGCCGGTTGGTGCAGGGCCACTATAACTACCAGGGGACTGACCTCCTACCCAGCCGCTTGAAGCATATGCTTTGGAGGAATATAATGAAGATACCTCAGAAGACATCAGAAAACCTGATTCATTCTAAAAACCATTGGAGTAGCATTCTTACTGGAGGGATCAGTGTCGTATAAAGTAGTCGATGAATCAGTAGGATAAAACTGTGGTTGATCAGGATTTGTATATCCTGTCAAGTCCCTAAGTTCGTAGGTACCATCAAGAATGCCTTCGAGCATTACTTCGGCATCTGCAGACAGCTTTATACCGTACGTATCTGTAATTCCGGTAATATCTTCTGAGTAAGCTCGAGAATAAATAGCACCAGCATAAGCCAATGCACATGTTTGTTGTACTAACTCCGGAGTATTACTAGTAGTAGTCCAAACACTGGTATCGAAACGCTTTTCGAGCGAACCGAGTACCTTAGAGGTTACAACCCCCTCTAGTTCGCCCTCAAGTGCCGCAATTTGAGCCTTTGTAGGGTCTAGCCAGGCATTTACCTGACCCAGCGTGAAGATAGCCATACTAGCTCTTCTTCTTTACTGGAGCCTTTGCCTTTGGCTTGTTTGCTACTGTTTTTGTCTTAACGATCTTTACTGCTCCCATGTTGGCCAGGCGGCCCAGGGTATCCTCATCGACACCCTGGACCTCCTCACCAGGTTCAAACATAACGCCGTTATGCTTGACACAGTGAACAGCAATAGCCTTGTCGGCCATCACAGTCTCCTTATTTACGCGATTGCGTCCTTGATCAGGTAACCCGCAATGGTGGCGCTGCTGCTATTAAGCGCAATAAGCTTGTGATCATAGCGACGCGAAACTCGGATAATATCCGACTTGCGAGGCTCTTCACGCCAACGCTCAACAACTTGGGCACCAGCACCAGGATAACCCCAAACGAATTCATATCCGAATGCGGGTATCTTCACACCTGCCCGCGAAGGAACGTACGCCAAAATAACGTCGTTACCCCACAGATAGGACAAAGATGTCGTCTGTCCTGGGTTAGCGGAGTTATAGCCTGAACCTGGAACAACAACACGCTCGATGCCAAAGACACCAGCGATCAAATCTGCACCAAGCACTCCGGGCATGGAATACTTAATCCGATCGATGATCGTCGTGTTATCCTCCAAATAGGACATAACCTTGTAAGGGATCACTGCCAGATTCGGTTCCTTAAACAACAAGGCCATAACTGCACGCTGCGCTGTGCGCACGTCAGAAATTGGGGCCGAGTTGGACAAGTCACTCCACTGATCAGTTCCGCTAAGTGTAACGGTTGATCCCGATGGATAATTTCCTGCGGTTGTGACCATAGTCTGAACCAGACGCTCACGAATCAGATGAATCTGATCAGTGACCAGCTCCACACCGTCGCGATCTGGTGCTAGCGGTGTATCAGCGTTCTGTCGCTCTTCGTCAGTCACTGCTATTTGCAGCGAATGCTCAGTAGCAAAGTACGTCTGAGTTGAAACCGCCAGACCAGGAACCTCGTTGGCCTCCGTACCCGGAGCCCTACTCGATCCACCAGTTGGTTCTGTCCATGCTTCATAACCGTATGTATAGTACAAATCGCTCTGTTTGTTAACCAACACAGTGGGGAACAGACTATCACTAATGAAAGCGTTATTCTGATACCCCAGGGAGATGTTAGTCAGAACCTTGTCGATATGTACATTTGCACCGGTTCCATAAACTGCCATTTGCTCTCACCTCCCTCGTTACGAGTTGTCTACTTCAACGAGTGGAGTCAGAAGAACGTCAAACTGGTCTCCGTCCGCTGCAGCAGCGGTAAGGGCAACGCCCAGAACCTTCTGCTTTACAGCTCCGGCAAGACCACTGACTTTTCCAGCTCCACTACTACGGACGAGTTCCCCAAGGTTGACCGCCTGGGATGCAACACAAGTGCTAACGCCCATAATTCGGACATCAACAATCTTGCCGCTAGTAGCGTTTGCAGTTGTACATGCTTCCTGGGTAACCCCAATACATACCTCATTTGCAGTATCGCTCTGGTCAACATAGCCCTCTGAAGAGCCTAGCTTGACAAGATAATACTGTGTGAGGGCCTCGCTGGCCTGAAAGCCTTTATCGAGGACATAGTTTGGTCCTACGCCCATTAGTTAACCTCCTGGAACGCTTCTCGTCGATATTCTTCGAACAGCTCCGGATTATCCCTCGAGATGTTAGTAACAGCGTCGACGTAATCCATGTTCGGATCCTCGCTGAGCTGTTTATCAACCATCTGTTGGAAAGTATCCGCTGCTGACTTATCAATACCACGAGTAGCAGACTCGGTCTCGCCTAGGGGCACCATACCAACTTTCGTCAGTTCATTAAAGAACTCCGAAAGTTCAGTAGAGCGGGTTTCAGACAGCAGCTTACGCGCCCGATCCCGAAGTGTACTTGGAATAGTGTAGGGACGGGTATTATCCCATTCCTGCATCTGCAAATTCACTTCACTAAGCTTGTTCGCAACTTCAAGAAGTGCGACGCGATCAACGAGTGCCTTGACTTCGGGATAAGTCTCAGTCAAAGCAACCATCTCAGTTGTCTCTTCAGAAGCGGTTACAAGCTCTGGAATCGAGTCAGGGCTGCTCTCTGGGACTTCAGTAGTAACTTCCTCAGTCTCATTCTGAACAACAAGTTGTTCAGCCGCACTAAGGATCGCTTCGTCTGAAGTTTCCCCGTCAAGACCAAGAATGTTCTTCATGGTGGTGACAAATGTGTCATCTGCCATAATTGGCTCTCCTTGATCGCCTATTAACTCGGATAAGTTCACAGGCAACAAATCCTTTAGGAAAGGTCTGTTGGTGAGAGCTCCACCAAAAAGAACGTCCTGATGAATTTTGCCTGTCTTTGGGTGCTTCCATTTGTCCTGATATTCCGGACTAAAATATTTGTATTCTTTGTTTTTGATTGCTTCTGTAGCTGTGTTTGTCCACTCGACTTGTAAATATAAACCGTCAGATCGGGCCTGCGCGTCTTTAATCCAACCGGCGGCCTTACCTGACTGACTCTTATGATCGTAATCTACATCGAGTTGAGTATCACGGACCTCGTTCTTAACGTTAAGAGCCATATTCGAAATCTTGTCAGGCGTGAAGCTAATCTCGCCATACGAAGGGTGCTGATAGGTGCCAACAGGTACAGCCTGAATCCAAGACGTATCCGAACATTCAATACCGTTTAAATCAACCCAATAGCCTAATTTAATTGGATTTACGCCGTCTTCAGTCACATTATATCCTTACTGACATGCTATTTAAGAGTATACCGATCTACGCTGTGCACTTCAACACTACCCCCCCGAACTATCTCGACCTGCGGCACTACCCGGCATCAATCTCTGATTCGCCGCTTGACTTTGCCTGGGCGGCTGTGCCCTAGTTTGATCCTCGCTGTCTTTGCCGTTATCCTCAGGTAATTGAGGTGTCGCAACAAGGCGGGCAGTTGTTTTATCTTCTTTAGGAAGATCCATTTCATTTCGTGTCCATCCTTCCAATCGTTCATCGGGCGTGATAACACCCGCGCCGATAAAGTTTCTCATTGCAAAGGACAGTGTACGCCAATCTACGGTTTCACCAATTCTCCGGAATCTAAGTTCCGGGTACTCATCCACAGTGTAATTGAAGTCCACCAACTGTGGAATCGCATACTTATTAAATGTATCTCGAATAAATTCGGCTATATATCTGGTGGCTTTATTGAAGAGTTCTACATTTTGTTCGCCAAGCTCACTGGTGCCCGAAGAGAAGGCGATAAACTGTCCAAGAACATTTCGAGCAATCTCTCTGTCATGGTGTTCAATAGAATCCATCGCATTGACAGGGTTTCCCTGAAGATCGGCAAAAATGATCTCCCAATTAGGAGGAAGCACCACATGTGCCTTTTCATTAGTCCTTAGATTCTTACCGATCTCGTTGGCTAGCGTCTTGTCGTTGTCCGTGAAGTTTGCAGGCAACTTAATAATCGGAATACCAATCCCGTGACGCTCTTTTTGAATAGCATCGATCTTGTAAAGGTTATCTTTGAAGTACCAAGCTTTGTAAGCACTCCGCAAAATTGACATTCCCTCTAGATTTCCCGCCTCTTTATCGAAAGTGAAAATCAAAAGTTTGTCAATCGGAATTATAATTTCTCCCGAAGCATAATTAGCTGCGTTGGGATACATAGAAACGGCGTTAGGCCCACCATATNCATCTAGGAACCATTCNTGAACGTCCATCGGATGTCGAGGTGCAAGCTTCTTCCACACAATTTTATCATCCCGCACCNTCCATACCTTTTCGAACATGTAATATCCGAAATCAAGCATCAACAAGCACTCGTATAAAATCTGCGACCAACTAATTGTCATCCATTTTGTAAGGTTGTCCCAAACAAAATCTGCAATCTCTCGATCAATATTATCTTCCGAAGCAGGTTCTACATACCAATGCCCCGCAAGAATAGGGGTCTTAATTAAGCGTAGCGTAGCCCTTACCTGAGCATCCCCACGACGCATCTTGTCATATACACGCAAACCGTTCAAGCCGCGTAGATCAGAATTATATTCCTCACGCGCAAAACTAGTCAGCAGTGACTGACCCGTATTACCTAGCTCACGAAAATCATTGTTACTAGNATACGCACGAGGCACAGGAGAAGAGGCAAAAATCATTGCATCGCCGTCTTCTGTCATTTCTACGAATTCAGCTTCCTTTTCTAATTCCGGAAGCGTCAGATTTCTAATGCTATCCAAAAGTCCCATTAAAAGCTCTTTTCCGTCGTAAAGAAAGGCTGCGCGTTTGTTCGTACATCAGCTAAATTAACCGTCTCGTTCAAATGGTGTTTAGCTCCAAGCTCGAACACATGCATCAACCCATATCTTAGCGCATCTAACGCGTGATCATCAACCTTCATTGAAACATTATTAGGAGTAGTAGCTGATGTAGGCTGATCCGGACGCTTTCCTGCCCGATAATTGTTGAACTCACGAATAAGGTTAGTACAAGAATGATCAACAAACAACTTAGGGGCCTCTAGGGGTGTCCCAAACTCATCTGCTTTGCCTATTTCCCTCATTTGAAGGAACGTTTTAACTAATTCGACACCCTGACGCCAATTAGTCTTTGCTTCTGGCATTGCTACACAGGCAGCAAACTTCTGGCACACCACAGCCACAGCTTCGGGATCCGCTGCATCGCCAAAAGTGCACTCGATTCGATAATCAGGAGGCTGTTCCCTGCCCTGCATTATCTCTAGGTGCTCCTCCAACGTCTTATATGCCACATAATGTTCGCGCCATATATAAATATTGTCCTGGGGATCCACCTGGAACTCAATAGCTGCCAGGGGATTTACAAAGCCCCANTCAAANGCAATGTAGTTTTTCCACTCAGGATTGTATTGAGTCT